TGTCATAACTCTGCCCAGTCCTTTGTCCCCCCATTGATGATCCGGTCAATCACCTGCCCCGGTGTAACCAGTCCGCACTCGACCGCCCAGCGCAGCACCCCGCGCTCTCCCCGGACGCCGAGCTTGCGGTATAACGTCTTGCGCCTGCTGCGTCCTGCCTCCGGCGAGATCACCAGCCGCAGCGCCATCTGCTCGTACGTCTCGCGATCCAGGATGCTGTAGAGCGTCCGGATCTGTACATCGGTCAGGGCGAGAAGCGCGTCGAACGCCTCGCGCCCCAGCTCGCCCGTCATCCTGCCCTACCACGTTGCCTGTTTCCAGCCGCAATGGATCCCCGCCGATCCCGCAGCCCACGCCGCGCTCTCTGTTCCAATAGTATCGTTGTAATCCCCCGGCTCAAAGTCCATCGAGGATACCGAGCCGGTCGCGTTGTCTTGCTGGTTCGCATAGCTCGAATTGATGTGCGTTGCCCCGCCCTCATCCGAGCAACAGATATTGCTGTCCAGCCGCTCGCTGCCCGTGCCGGTGTCGCCGCCAGCCGTCTGTATGCCATCGTCCTCGTAGGTATGGCACGTATTCTCGTAGATCTGGATACCGTGACTGCTCGTACTGATCTTGATCCCCTCACCGCCCCACGTGTCAACTACTACGCTGTTTAATATGTGGTTCCGGTAAACTGAGCAGCCATCGCCGAATGTGTCAAACTCTATCCCACGCGCGCAGTTGTCGATGGTATTATGGTGGATGTCGTAATTCTGCATCGACGGCGCGCCATAGCCGCCGATCACCATAATCCCGGCCCCAGACTGGCCGGCCGATGCACCGCTCGCCGCGCCCCCGTCTATGATCCGGTTGTGGTGAATCTCGGCGTTTTCGCCGTTCTTGAGCTGGATGCTCTCCCAGCCACACGACTCGATCAGGCAGTGGTGAATCTCGACGCCATCGAACGGCTGTGTCCCCTCTCCGCTGTCATAGTCGTTGTTGTAATAGATCCCTTCCGTGTCCGCGTCGTGAATGTAGCAATATCTGATCTCCACATCCTCGAGCGTGAACGGATCCACGTCTTCGACGTCGGTCTGGATCGCCATCCCGCCCCCACCATTGCTGCTATAATCCGGCCCGATCTCGATCCCCTCTATGGTAAAGTGGTCCGAGCCCTCGACCGCGAACAGGCCAAATGTCGACCAGTTGGTGATCACGATCCCGTATGCGTTTTCATAGGCGCGCCCGCTCAACACGAAATACCGGCAGTTGCGAATGTACAGACCGAACGAGGCTCCCGCTGCACTGATGCTCGACACACCGCCCGCGTTCACGATATAGATCGGGCTGCCACTCGTTCCGACCACATCCCGGATCGTCAGCGCACCCCGGCTGCCCGCCTCGATCTCTATGATGTCCCCCGGCGATACGCCCTCCGCGTCCCCGTCGAACGATGCGTCCCCCGTCTCGATCGTCCACGTTGTCATAGCGCCAGGTCCAATTTCCAGTAATACCAGTCCGTGCCGTTCGAGAACAGCACGATCTCTCGATCATACGTCAGGTCGTGGATCATCGCGTGCCAGCCGCCATTTTGCGAGCCGGCAGTGGTACCTGTAACCGAGTCAAATTCGGCGTCTGTCGGCACGAGACTCATCGATCCAGAGTAGCGCCCCACGCTACCCGTGCCGGTGCTCCAAGGTGGGTCCGCCGTCCATTCGATCGAGCTGCCATTCGAGATCAACGCATAGTTGGCCGCGCTGGGGTGCGCCAGGCGTTTCCACGTAGCGCTCGCCCCACGCCCGACCATCAGGTCGCCCTGCTGCACCGCCGCCGCTGTGCTGTCTGTGTGTGTGGCGGAGAGGATGCTGTGCGCGCCGGCTGTTCCACTGCTCCACGGTGGGTCCGCCGTCCATTCAATCGAGCTGCCATTCGAGACCAGCGCATAATCTGCCACGCCCGGGTGCGCCAGCCGTTTCCACGTGGCACTCGCCCCACGTCCGATCACCATATCCCCCCGCTGCACCACCGCCGCTGTGCTGTCCGTGTGTGTGGCGGAGAGGATGCTGTGCGCGCTGGCCGTACCGCTCCAAGGCGGGTCTGCCGTCCACTCGATCGAGCTGCCGTTCGAGACCAGCGCATAATCCGCCACGCCCGGGTGCGCCAGGCGTTTCCACGACGGCCCTACACCTCGGCCGGCGATCAGGTCACCCCGCTGGATAGTGTCTGCTGCGCTGTCCGTGTGCGTGACAGAGAGGATGTTGTGCGCGCCTGCCGTGCCGCCGCCGGCAAAGTACACCCGCTCGGCACGTTCCAGCGCACGCAGGCGCACCTCGATATCCTCCAAGCGGGCCGCCAGGTTGATTGCGCGATTGATGGCACTCTTGGACGTGGGCATTACTGCTGCTCCGTGCGAATGCTGATCTGTTCGCTGCCGTCACTGGCCACAGAGACCAGCGCGCTGACGATCTTGTGTGTTTGCGTGGTCCCGTCGTGCGGGCGGACCACGGTCACCAGATCCCCCATTCTGCCGTTCACCGTATAGTCCACCCCATACCGCGTGGCCTGCGTTTGCAGCACGTCGAAGGTAAACTCTTCCTGTCGCCCGTGCTCCTCCAGGTACTGATCGCCATCCGATTGCAGCTCGGCGGTGTCCCCCTTGTCCGCGAACGAGGCCGCCTTGAAACTCTCCCGGTGGCGCGTTGCGCCGTCGTCTGCGCTCGTTCGGACGACAATGTCCCGGTTCTTTTCCTCTCCCTTGCCGCCGACCACGACCGCCGTCGTGATCTGGCTGTCCCGCCGGCGATAGACGACATTGGTCATATTCTCGCGTTCCACGGCCAGGGTGATCGTGTCTGTGCGATCGCGTCCCCGCTGACCGTTGTACCAGCGAAGCTCGAACGAGGTCGGGTCGGTCGAGTCGCGGATCAAGTCGAAATCGCCGCCGCCGATCTCGGCGATCTCTTGCAGCGTCTCCAGCACCTGCGCGCGGGCTGCGCTTTTGCTGATCGTGTTTCCCCGGGCGCTGTCGGCCTCCACGGTGATCGTAAACGGTCCCGTCCAGTCCAGGTCGCGCCCGTTGGCCGTACCCGCCGAGGCGACGACCAGGTTGTTGGTTACGATCGACTTGGCCACCGTCTCCGCAGCCTGGGCAGAATACGCCGCACGGTTCGCAGACCCTGCCGGCCACGCTACAACGGACCAGTTGAGAATCTCCAGCGGCCCCGGTGCGTAGCCCGTGAACTCGAGCGCGTCGCGGTACACATAGTCATAATCGTTCAGCCACAGGCCCAGGAAATCGCGATACCAGCCGCGCCCGTCCACGTTCCGCCATACCTCAATCTGCCCGTTCTCTTCGAGCTCGTCCAGCACCGGGTGGTTGCCGCTGAATCGCACGATCAGCCCGCCGGCTGCGTTGACCTGCTTCTGATACTGGAACGGTCCAACGTGGTAGCCGCTCGGGTCGGGCTGGCCCACGCCCAACCGGGCCACCTCCGACCCGTTCGATCCGCGCACACGCAGTTCGTAGCGGGTGACCGTTTGACCGGTCGAGGTCGTCGAGGCCGCCGAGCCCACCGAGGTGGCGGAGACCTGAACGCCCAGGCGCCGCCCAACCGTGAGGCTGACATCCTGCTCGACGATCCCGTTGACCTGCACGCCCTCCCAGCGCTGCACCGAGATGTCGGCCGGGACGGTGCCGGTCCCTACTGCGCCGATATATGTGCCGTCGTCGCGCAGGACGAACTCGTCCAGGAAGAACGTGCCGCTGGTCGTTGCATCCACGCCCATCGCGCCCAGCCTGCCGGCGTCGGGCTTGCTCAGGTTGTAGATGTCGAGCCCCGTCACCTGCTGTTTTTGTACGTCGTCGATCCACAGCGTCAGCCTGGCGTCACTGGCCGCCGATCCCGATGCATACTCGACCAACACCTCGACATAGTGCTCGGCGTCCGTGATCGGGTAGTTGTTGGTGGCTTCGCCTGCCGCAGCATCGTTGATCGTGTGTGCGCTGACGAAATACGTACCGGGCGAATAACTCAGCCGGGTTGCCGATCGCTGGTTCCCGCTGCGGGTGATCTGGCACATAAAGAATTGATCGGCGGTCCCCATCGTCAAGCCGTTGGGGTCCACGTAGTGCCGATAACGATACGACGTAGAGGTGAGCTGGTCGAACGTCTTTTCGCCATAGATGGCCGTCGTGTCGTTCAGGACGGCCTGCATCCCGCCGGCCGTGTTCGCCAGCGCTGCGCCTGCGCTTTGCGAGAGATCGCCGCCATCGGTGACCGTCGAGGTATACTCGCTCAGGTCGCTCTCGTGCTGAATGTTAAAGACTTCAGTCACTGGCCTGATCCTCCGGCCATATGGCAGGCTCTTCTCCAAAAGCCAGGGCTACGCTGCCGTCATCGTTCCAGTGGATGTGCACGGAGGGCAGCTCGATGCCCTGCCCGGTGGCAAGCGAGACGATCGCCCCCTCGATCTGCGCCTCCGTCAGGTTTTCGATCGTGGAGTAGGGTACTGCTAAAAGCCGGCCATCGTACTCGAATACGATGGCCGACCTTTCCCTGCTCTTCCAGGTCGCCTGCCGTGTCAGTGGCATCAGCTATCCGCCGTATACGAAACCACGAACCCCCGGCAATACAGGTTCTGCGTACACGAGTCGTCACCGTCGTCCGAATCGCGCTGCAGGTACAACCGGAACACATCCCCGGCTGTGATCCCGGCGAACGTCACCGGCCCGGCCTCAATCGATCCGACGCCATCGACATCGAACACGGTTGTCGCTGCATTTGTGCCCGCGTGCTCCGCGCCTGTGGGAGGCGTGAGATAATAGCCGGTCAGGGCCAGGGACGCGCTGCCGGCTGCCTCCGCAGAGGTGGAGTAGATCATCGCCACGGCAGAGAACCCGCTGGCGTAATCGTTGGGCACCACGCCCCAGCCCGCCGCCCGCCGGTCCCCGCCTGTGCCCGTGGCCTCACGCAGGAACACGCCGCCACCACCCGGGGGTCGGTACTCGCCGGCCGAGTTTTCCCCGCTCGACGCCGGCACGAACAGCTTGCGCGACCGGTTGGCGATCTTGGCCGCCGTCACTGCGCTGGCCTGGATCTTGACCGTGCTGACCGAGTTGTTGGCCAGGTGCGAGCGCGCGATCGCCGCCGACCCTACCGCCGCGCTGCCCACGGCGTCGGCCTGGATCATCGCTGCCTCGACCTCGACGTTGGGGTGCAGGTACACGCGCTGGTCGGTCACCGTCGCCACGCCGCCTGTGGTGATCGAGACCTGCGCAAGCGGGATCTGCCAGGTGGTATTGTCGGTCTGGGTCAGGCTGGGCGCACCGGCCCCCTCCGTGCCGGCTACACGCGCAAAGCGCACCGTCTGCGCGCTCCAGTCGGCCTCTAGCACGATACGATCCACGCGCGTGCTGCCCGCCGGCGTGGGGATATTCTTGGTGCCCGCCGCATCGTTGACATAATGGAACCCCTTGACCAGCGCCGCGCCTGTGGCGATCGTCACCGGCGAGGCCGACCCACCCGAGGCGCTCACCGCGAGCTCGTTCTGGTAGTTGTTGAACACGCCCTCGTCGGTCAAGTCATCCGCCCACCATGCCTCGAGCATCTCGGTGAATTTGGCCATTGTATACCCGCCCGACACCCCATCACCGGTACCCGATGTGGTCCAGCCTAACGACCATTGTGCCATTGCACACCTCTCTCAAATCCCCGCATAGTACGTGTAATACTGGATGTAGACCTCGGTCTCGCTCGTCGCCCCCGTGCCCGTGACCGAGATCGTATTCTGCCCGTTGGCCACCTCGCGCGCCGTGGCCAGGTGCCAGCTCGTCAGGTCGCTGTCGCTGGTCAGGTCCGCGATTTGGTTCACGTTGCTTGAATCCACGACCGTCTTGTAGCTGTAGCGCAGGTCGATGTCGTAATAGTCGCTCGCCCCGATCGACGCGCCTGTAAAGTCCAGCTTTTCGCCTGTGCTCTCGTTCGTGATCACGCAGTCCGTGATCGGCCCTACGATGCGGATGCGGTAGGGATACGAGCGCCAGGACCCGCTGTACGTCAAGGTCACCGTCTCGTCGATCGTACTCTGCCCGATGCCCAGCGGGATGTCCATCGGGATTTGGAACGACTTGCCGGCGTAGCCGATCCCATAGATCAGCGTCTCGCCGGTCGGATCGTAAAAGGCCGGATAGGGACAGTCGAAATCGACCGCGATCCGCTGGTGCCTGGCCTGGGCCGGGTCGGTGTCCATCGGAAAGCCCAGCGGGTGGCAGTCGATCTGCCGCCGTTTGGGCGTCGTGCCCAGCAGGAAACGCAGTTGCGCCTGGGTGTTCGTCGGCTCCAGCATCTCGATCAGCGTCTCACGCCGGTCCCAAAAGTCGTCCTCGTCGCCCATCGAAAAGTAGAGCAGCAGGCGCAGGCGCCGCGACTGCGCGCGGAACCCCCGGTCCGTGTGCCCGTGCTGGAGCGGGCCGCGATCCGTCAGCCGGCCGACCGCCATCGCCCCCGCGTTCTGGATACCGAAACAACGGCAGTACGTGCCGTCGGTCAACGACCAGGTCGAGCTACCCCGGATCAAGCTGATACGTGCGCGGACTGGTATGTTGCCCATCAGGTCCACCCCAGGAGTTGAAGTTGTGTCGCCACGTCGCGCGCCACGTCCATCTCACTCTGTGCGTTGGCATAGCTGGCATTGACGGTCATGTTCAGCGTACGGTTGATGGTCGAAGAGATCGCGCCGGCAGTCGCCGTGACCGGCACGTCCGCCGCCCGCACCATCCCCAGCCCCATCCCGGCCATCGTCTGCGCGCCGATCTCCATAAAGACACGCGAGGGCGAGCCGATGCCCAGCAGCCGCTTGGCCGCCGCGATCGCGTCGTCGACGACCTTTTTCACCGCGTCGATCAGCGCCTTGGCCTTGCTCCGCACGCCCTCGATCAGCCCCTCGATGATTCCCCGCGCCAGGGCCATCCAGTCGGTCTCGGTGATCGTGCGCTTGATGTTGGCCACCAGGTCCTTGATCGCCTGCCAGAGCTGCTCGCCCTTCTCCTTGACGCTCTCTTTCAGTCCCTCCCAGGCGTCGACCGCTGCTTTTTTGATCGCCGGCCAGGCCGTCTCTTTCAGCCAGGCGCCCAGTGCCTCGACGATGTCGGTCACCGTCTTCTTGATCGCTGCCCAGATCTTCGATGCCGTTTCCTTGATTCCCTCCCAGATCGCCGCCAGAATCGCCGCCGCATCCTCCCAGCGCCCAAAGAGCACAGCCAACAGCAGGCCGGTCAGGACGATCAGCGTGTTCTTGATCCCCGTCCAGATCCACTCGAACACGTTGGCGATGGTCTCGAGTGTGGTGGTCAGAAACTCTTGCACCGCCGTCCACGTCTCGACGATAAAGGTGCGGATGGCCAGCCAGATCGAGATCACGTTGTCGCGAAAGGCCGCCCACCGTTCGTCAAGCGAGCCGATGAACGCCTTAACGTCCTCGAACGCCTGCTTGAGCCAGGCGACAACCGATGCCGTCTTGCCCTGGATGTCGCCCCAGTTGTTCTCCCACGCCTGGCGCAGCAGGGCCGCTGCGGCCACGACTGCCGCGAATATCAGCAGCACCGGCCCCAGCGTCGTGATCAGCGAGATCACTGCCGGCACAACCACGGTCGCGATCGCCACGCCCAGCGCGATCAGCACGTCTTGCAGCTCGACGTTTTGCGATAACCAGCCGGCGATCTGCTCGATCGTGGGTCGCACAGTCTCCACAAACTGCATCAGCCACAACACGGCGTTTTGAATGCCCGGCGCCAGATTGACAAAAAAGTCGTTCAGCGGGTCGCCTGTCTGCACCAGGCCCGCCACATACTCGATCACCGGCCCGAGGACGTCGGAGAATTGCTGGAACGCGCTGACCAGGATCGGCCCGTACTGCTCCCCCATCTGCTGCGCGAATGTGACAAGTTGTGTCCCAAGCGGCAGGAACGACTCGCCTATCTGGATGCCCAGCGTCTCCATGTTCCCGGTGAACGCCTCCCATTGTCCGGCCAGCGTCTCTGCCTTGCGCCGCGCCTGCTCCTGGATGCCCGTCGCGTTGGCCGTCGCCAGGGTCATCGCGTCCCAGCCCTCGACGCCCTCGGCCAGCAGGGTGTTGAATGCGCGCATCCCGTACGTGCCGGCGAGGGTCTGAATGTACTGGTTGCGCTGTTCCTCGGTCGTCCCGGCAAGCGCCTGGTTGAACTCGCCGACAATCTGGGGAAGGGGTTTGAGCGCGCCCTCCTGGTCATAGAGCTGGACGTTAAGCGCGTTCAGCGCCTCCTTGACGCTGTTCGTCGGGCGCATAATGTTGGTGAGCATCGAGCGCAGCGCCGTACCAGCCTCACTGCCCCGGATACCGCGCGTGCTCAGGACCGCCAGCGCGTTGTTGGTGTCCTCCAGCGAAAACCCAAAGTTGGCCGCCACCGGGCCGACGTTTTGCAGCGCCTCCGCCAGATCGGTCACATCCGCCACGCTGGCGTCTGCCGCCCGCACAAAGTTGTCCAGCGCCCCGGTGATAAAGTTGGCCCGCTCTTCGTCGGTCTCGAGCTCGCTGCCGAACGTGGACAGCGCGATCGCCGCCAGGTCTGACGCCTGCACCATATCCAGCTCGGACGCCGCCGCCAGGTCGATGGCTGCCCGCAGCGCGCCGCCCAGCTCGACCGTGCCGTCCATATAGCCCTGCAGGTCGCCAAAGATCTCGGTCGTGGACAGGCCGGCCTTGTACAGCCCGGTCATACTCTCCGCCGCACCCGAGGCCGAGACGCCCAGCAGGCGCGCATCGCCGCCCACGGACAGCGCCGCGTCGTGCAGCTCGCCCAGGCTCAACCCGCTCTCGCCGGCCGCGATATCCAGATCCACCACCGCACTCTGGAAATCGCGCGCGAGCGGCAGTGTCGTCTTGACCACCGCCGCAAACCCGCCCACCGCCGCCGTCAATGCGCCGAGGCCCGCGCCGATCGCCACCTTGCCCACGGTTTGCAGCGCGCCGCCGAATTTCTGCGCCGCGCCGCTGGCGTTTTTCAGTTCGCGCTCGAATTGGCTGGTGTCCGCGAGTAGCGGGACCACCAGCCGTGCGACTTCAATCCCTGCCGGCACGTTTCTTGTCCTTGCGTTTGTCGATCACCTTGCCGCCTACTATCTTGGTGAACATCAGCATTTGCGCGAGATGTTGGTCGGCGTTCGTTTGCGCCTGTCGCGTGGGAGTGGGGAGGGGTGCGTCGGGCATAAAGTCCGCCGGCTGCCAGGACCGCCTGTGTTTCGGCTTGGCCAGCAGGTTGCCCAGCGCCGCCGCCGCATAGCCAAGACGCAGTGCCAACTGCCCAAACGGCTCCTCTCGTGCATAGATCGCCCACTCCTCGTATACGCGCCAGGGCATCTGGGCCAGCATCGCGTCTGGGTTCGGTTGGCCGAGCGCCAGTGCCAGGCGGAACAGGAACCGGCGCTGTGGGGTCAGTTTGGGACCTGACCCTCCTGGCGTTGTTCCGGCGCCCAGCCCGTCAGTTGCATCGCCGCCGTGGCCACGCGCTGGATGCTGCCAAAGCCGGCCTGCCCCAGCGCGTCCAGATCGTCGCGTGTGAACAGCGGCTCGTACGTCTGCGGATCCACGATGCACCGCGCGGCGAGCTCAACAAAACTGATCTTGCTCAGGTCGATCTCGCGTGTGTCCGGGTTGATGAATCCCTTGTCCATCAACTGCTGGATCAGGTCCGCCGGCACCTCGCGCACCAGCACGGTGCCGTTGAATGCCTCGACGTCCCGGGTCTTGAACCCGGTCAGGATCGCCTCGCGCGACAGGTAGCGGGACGTGTTGTTTCCCATAGATGCCCTCTCGATGCTTTAGGTGATAGTCAGCGTCGGCTTGCCGCTGATCTCGATCGTCAGCTCCGCCTCCAGGCTGCCCTGTACGGCGCCCATATTCGAGGAGAACGACTGGACAAAGCCGTCGAACGTCCAGGTGGCCGTGCCGCCCGTGATATTCGCGTTCTGGTACTGCCACGCCGGCAGGCTGGTGCCGTTGTAATAGTCGTCGAACGATTCGATCAGACCGCCCGCGCTCTGGCTGTGGATCGTCTTTTTCGGGTCCCAGTTGAGCGAGAACGTGATCTGGCCCGCGCGCGGAACGCCGGCGAATTTGAGCTGGTAGTCGCCGCCGCTCATATCGTGGTCGAGCGGGACCTCGATCGGGTCGCGCTCGATGGTCGGCCCGTCGACGTCGCGCACCTGGCCAATGTTCGTGTACGCGGTGCCGCTGGCCCAGTCCACGCCCAAAGTTACTCCAAAACTTGGATGACGAGTCATCTATGCCTCCTGGTGGACATTGCTCCACTGTGTCTCAAGTGTTCGTTGATCCTCCGCCCACCATTCAGCGTGTGGTGGATGTAGCTCGTGAGCCACGTACACAGACGGCACCCACAAACTCGTCGCGCCATAGTCGCGCGCGGCCCGGCGTTGATAGTCCACGTCCGAGCCATAGTGCGTATATCGTTCGTCTAACAAGCCGAGACACGCCAGCGCCTCGGCCTCGATCCATAAGCAAAAGCCCGCCAGGTGTGCCACGACCTGGGGGCGCCGCCGATCCCCGAGCCGCCCCGCCGCTTGCGGAAATGTGCGGCAGGTGCCTGACGGTCCGGCAAACCAGACGCGCAGGCTCGCGCGCCGCTTTGCCTCTTCCTGGAGGGTGGCGAGCCAGTTCTCGCTGGGCACGCAGTCGTCGACCAGGATACACACGTCGCGCCACGTTCCGGTGTCCGGGTCCTGCGCCTGCGCCAGGCCGACGTTGACCGTGCGCGTGTACCCGCGCCGCTCGCCATCCTCGACCACCAACACCTCGCACGAGGTGCCAGCCCGCTCCAGCACGACCTGCACCGTCTTGCGCGCGCGCACAGCGTCTAAGGTCGGGATGATCACCAGGGGGATCATAATCCTGCCCCATTGCCGTGATGCCTCAACCCCGGGTCCAGCCAGCGCAGCGCCTCCTCGATCCCCCGCCGCTGTACATCCAGCCCCTCGGTACAGAACGCCTCCAGTGCGTGCAGCTCGGCCACCTGGTTGGCGCCCATCAGCTCGCCGTATTCGACAACGTGCACCGGTCCGTGGAACGAGCCCAGGCTGTGTGCCAGCGCCGTCTCCCAGCGCTCCAGCAGGCGTACCGCCTCGTGTTCTGCCATCCGCAGCGCGCCGCCGTAGGCCACTTGGCTGTGGCGGATCAGGCTGGCGATCACCTCGGCCCGCGCGCGCTGCACGACCACCACCCGCACCTTGGCAAAGTGCGCCACGAGCGGGTGCACCAGGTGAAACGTGAACGCCAGTCGCGGACCCTTCACGCCCCACAGCGGCGCCTGTGCGCATTCCGCCGCCAGGAGGCGGTACTGCTCCGCCTGCCGGGCCGGCAGCGTCCACACCTTGCGCGTCTCGTAGCGGTAGCCGGCCAACTGCTTGTTGATCCGCTGCCAGCGCAGGTCCTCGTAATAGCCCCGCTCGTTGCTCGCGTCGGGCCGCTGCAGGTGTCCCTCGCCCATATCGACGCCCAGGCGGTGCAGCGCGCCCGCTGTCGCCGTGGACCCCGATCGCGGGGTACTGAGTACAAAAATGGCCCGGCTCATAGCACCCCCCGGACCACGTCCCAGAACTCGGCGATCGCGCTCTCGAATCCCAACCGCTCCGGCGCGTTTTCGATCCACCACTGCGCGCCGATTTTGCCCCGCAACAGCAGCTCGCAGCCGGCCGCCCACGCCTCAACCACCGCCCGCCCGAACGCTTCCGGCCACTCGGGAAAGAACACCAGCTTTTCGCTGTGCCCCAGCACCTCGGGCATCCGCTTATACGGCACCCGCCCCGCGATCTGGATGTAGGGCGGCAGGGCGCCAAAGCCCATCATCACGTCGCCGATCATCAGCAGCCGCTCGCCCGTGCGCAGCGCCCAATCCACCGCCGCAGGCGCGCCCTTGTACACGTCCACGCGCCCCACGAACACCGCCCCGCTGCGCTCCTCAGCCGGCAGCGCTGCCTCGCGAAAGGGCGCCAGGTTCACCGGCGGCGCGAGGATGTGCACCGGGCGGTCGTGCTCGTAGCCGAACGCTTCGACCTGCACCGGGCTGGAAAACACCACCGCCGCCGCGTTGCTCAGAATCCACCGCCGCAGGATCGCGTCGCCTGCATACCACGGATCGCGCACCTGGCGGATCACCGGCCTGGTACATAGCTCTTCGATCCACCGGCTGCCGTAGGTCGTCGAGTTTTGGATCACGAACGCCTCGATGTCCTTTGGCGGGCGTTTGTTGGCTGGGCAGTACACCACCTCGGCCCAGTCCGGCGCGTGCTCCACCAGCGCCCCACAGCTCAACTCCGCGCCGCCTTGTATCCCAATGTTGGATTGTAGCCAGCCTATCTTTACCACAGCGTCTCCTCCACAGTGTTGAGGAATGGAACCCAATACCGCTCCCAGATCACATCGTACTCGTACTCTTCGACCACGAACGCGCGCCCGGCGTCTGCTTGCGCCTGCCGCTCTTCGTCTGTCCAGGCGTACACGTCCTCCAGCGCGCCCGCGATCCGCTCATGCTGGGGAGCTGCCAGAAATAGCCGAGTTGTGGCAGCCACATCGCCTGCAG